CTACATCGGCGCCAGCAGCGGCCTGATCTCCTACGAGGGGTTCAAGGTCCAGATGCTGGCCGCGGCGGCCGACCCGCGCACCAAGGCGATCCTGCTCGATCTGGAGAGCCCCGGCGGCGAGGCCGTCGGGGCCTTCGAGGCGGCCGACGTCGTGCGGCAGGTCGCGGCGAGTAAGCCGGTCACGGCGGTGGTCAACGGCATGGCGGCCAGCGCCGCCTACGCCATCGCCTCGGCGGCGAACCGCATCGTCACGATCCCGACCGGCATCTCGGGCTCGATCGGTGTCGTGCTGATGCACCTCGACATCAGCCAGTACCTCAAGGCCGAGGGGATCAAGCCGACCTTCATCTTTGCCGGGGACCACAAGGTCGACGGCAACCCCTACGAGCCGCTGCCCGAGAGCGTCCGCGCCGATCTCCAGGCCGAGGTCGAGGGCTTCTACGCGGCTTTCGTCCGCACGGTCGCCAAGGGTCGGGCCGGGCTCGACGAGAAGGCGATCCGGGCGACGCAGGCCCGCACCTTCATGGGCGAGGAGGCGGTCGCCGCCGGCCTCGTCGATGCGGTCGGCACCTTCGAGGAGGTGCTGGCCGAGCTTTCCGCCGCGCCCGCCGGGCGCTCATCCCCGTCGCGATCCAATGGAGCATCCATGAGCGACCACACCCCCACGCCCGGCGCCAACGCGGGCTTTACCCAGGCCGATCTTGATACCGCGCGGGCCGAAGGGCACGCGGCGGGCCACGCCGCCGGTCTGGCCGAGGGCAGCAAGGCCGGCGCCGCCGCCGAGCGCGAGCGCATCGGCGCGATCCTCGGCTGCGAAGAGGCCAAGGGCCGCGAGGCGAGCGCCTCGCACCTGGCGCTCTCGACCGACCTCTCGCTCGACGCCGCCAAGGGCGTACTCGCGGGCCTCCAGCCGGCGAGCGCTGCCGCGAGCCTCGACGCCCGCATGGCGGGCCGCACCGACCTCGCCCTCGACGCCGACGCCCCGCCGGCCGGGCAGGCCGTCGCGAAGCCGGAGGACACCGCGAGCTGGGACGACATCGCTACGTCGATGAACGCCCGCCTGTTCCCGGCGCCCCGCACCCCCGGCCGCTAAGCCCCACCCCCGCCCCTCCCTCCGCAAAGGTCACCCCCGCACATGGCCTACACCCAGACCGAAAACCCCGCCGCGGGCTGCTTCCTCGTCAGCGAGTCCGAAGGCCCCTTCGCGACCCGCGATCAGGTCAAGGCGCCCGTCAACACCGCATGGCTGCCCGGCACCGTGCTCGGCGCCTACACGGTCGGCGCCCAGGCGACTGCGTCCGCCGCGGCCGATGCCGGCAACACCGGCAACGGCACGCTGGCGATGGACGGCTCGACCCCCGTCCTCGCCGCGGCGATCGACGGCGTCTACCGCGTCATCTTCAACGCCGCGACGACCTTCACGGTCGAGGATCCGACCGGCAAGGAGATCGGCAAGGGCGCGACCGGGGCCGCCTTCTCGAAGGGCGTCAAGTTCACGATCACCGCGGGCGGCACCGCCTTCGTGGCCGGCGACGCCTTCTCGATCACGGTCGGCGTCGAGAGCAATCTGGCCGACCGCCGGTTTGTGCCGCTCAACCTCTCGGCCACCGACGGCTCGCAGAACGTCGCCGGCATCGCCTTCGGGCGGCTGATCTCGGATGCGAGCATCGAGCAGGTCCGCACCGCCGTCACCTCCGGCCCGGCCGAGGTGCGCGGTTCCGACCTGATCTGGCCCGCCGGCATCACCGCGGCCCAGAAGGCCGAGGGCATCGAGCAGCTTCGCCGGATGAACATCAAGGTCCGCTGACCCGCGCCGCCGGCCCCGCGGCCGGCGCGCCCCCTCCCGAACCCCGCACCGAAACCACACGGGCGCGCGCTGATGGCGGCGCCCTTTTTCATTGAAGGGCTCTGCCTCCATGCTCACGATGGACGTCTTCCGCGGCGATGCGTTCTCCGCCGTCTCCCTGACCGCGGCCGTCGACAAGTTCGGCTACGTGCCGGGCTTCCTCGGCTCGATCCCCGGCTTGATCCAGGACGTGCCGATCCGCACGACCGACGTGTGGGTCGAGGAGCGCGCCAACGCCCCGGCGCTGATCCAGACCACCCCGCGCGGCAGCGCGCCGGCCCAGAAGGGCGGCGACACCCGGAAGGCCCGCTCGTTCCGCACCGTGCGGCTGGCCTCGGCGTCGCGCATCATGGCACACGAGCTTCAGAACATCCGCGCCTTCGGCAGCGAGACCGAGCTGAAGCAGCTCATGGGCGAGGTCGCCCGCCGCCAGCAGAAGATCAAGCAGGACTTCGACCTCACGAACGAGAACATGCGGCTGGGCGTGGTCCAGGGCCTCGTCGTGGACGCGGACGGCACGACCATCACCGACTGGTACTCCGAGATGGGCCAGTCGCAGGACAGTGCCTTCTCGTTCCAGTTCTCCGGCACGCCGGCCGACGGCGCCTTCCTGGCGCAGTGCAACGCGGTCAACCGGCAGGTGTTGCGGCGCCTTCAGGGCCTCGGCGGCACGGGCGTCGTGGTTCACGCGCTGTGCGACGACGGTTTCTGGGACAGCTTCACGAAGCTGCCGGAGGTCCGCGAGACCTACAAGTACGCGATGCAGGCGCTCGCGCTTCAGAACGACTTCGGCAAGGCGTTCTCGTCGTTCCGCTACGGCTCGATCATGTGGCACAACTACCGCGGCACGGACGACAACTCGACCGTCACGGTTCCGGCGAACACCTGCAAGTTTTTCCCGGTCGGCGCCGGCATCTTCCAGCGCGCGCTCGCCCCGGCCGAGAAGTTCGAATTCGTGAATACGCCCGGCCAGGAGATGTATTCCTGGATCGTGCCGGATCGCGACCGCGATATGTACGCCGATATCGAAGCCTATAGCTATCCGCTGTACGTCTGCACGATGCCGCAGGCGCTCCAGCGCGGCGTGGCCGCCTAAGCGCCATGTCTCTCGCCGCGCAGCGCCGCGCCCGGGTGGCGGGCGCGGTCGATCGTCAGTGGGGTGAGCCTGTGCTGCTCACCCCGCGGACCGAGAGCCAATACAAGGGGGCAAGCCCGGACCCGATCCGGCAGCCCATCCTCGTCCAGGGCCGGTTCACCCTCCGGCCCGAGATCGCCGACGACAAGGGGCAGCGCCATGGCTACGGCCGCTTGGAGGGCGTGGCCCGCCTTGCGGGCGCTCAAACCAGCGTGGTCATCGGGGCCGCGCAAGCCGCGCTGATTCCCTGGCCGGTCAGGACAGGCGATCTCGCGACGCTGACCGATCGCGGCGTGTCCTACGCGGTCGCCGTATGCCAGCCGACGAATGGCGGCCTGATCCTGATGCTGACTGTCGAGCGCACCGCATGAGCCTCGTCGCCCTGGCGATCCGGACCACCGTCGTGCGCGCCCTGAAGGGCGAGACCCTGGCGGGGAATCGGGTCTTCGACTCCTTGATTGTTCCCTGGGACCAGCTCGCCCAGGAGGGGCCCGAGCCGATCATCATCGTCTCCACGGACGACGACGAGAGCAAGCCGCGGATGCCGCACACGCGCGACCGCGCCCGCGAGCTGGACATCGTCATCGAGATCATCTTGGCCGGCGCCGTCGAGGTCACGGAAGGCGCGGCCCACGTGGTCATCCCCCACACGGACGCGGGGCTGGAGGCGACGCTCGATCTGATTGCGTGGCAGGTGCGCAGCGCCCTGAAGGACCCGACGTCCGCCTGGGCCGAGCTGTACCGCACCTTCCGCGGCGAGGTCCGCGCCCGCGTCGCCCGCCGCGGCGCGAACGCCGAGAACGGCGTCAAAGACGCCATCCGCCAGATCATCCTCACGGTCGACCCGCTCCAGGAGCCGGAGCGCGGTGCCGACGCGGTCCCGACGCCCTGGGACGGCCTCGTGGCCGCGATGCGAGCCGACGACGAGCTGGTGTCCTACGGCGACCTGTTGGCGGCGCTGCTGACCGGCACCACCCTGCCGCCCTGGCAGATCATCCAGCGGCAGTTCGGCCAGACTCGAGCCGTGATGGACGCGGTCGGCCTGGGCGCCCTACCCGGCGGCGAGGCCGAGCCGGCGGTCAGCCAGATCACCCTCGGGACGGAGCGCGGCGATCTCGTCGAGACGCCCGGCTCTCCCCCAATCGCCGACGTCCCGCCGGAGACGGACTCGTGAGCGACCTGCAGGACATCATCGACGCGCTCCAGGAGATCCATCGTCGGCTCGCCGATCACGACACGCGGATCTCAAACCTGATCCGCCCCGGCAAGGTCACGGACCGCGACCACAAGAAAGGCGTCCGCGTCGACCTTGGCGGCGGTACGGACCAGGAGCCGCACAAGTCGACCTGGATCAAGCCGGCCGACCACTCGGGCGTGACGAGCTACCTGCCCCGCGAGGGCGAGCAGGGGTGGATGCTCTCGCCCAACGGCGACCAGGAGCAGGGCGCGTTCTTTCCGCTGACGCACTCGGACGACAAACCTGATCCGGCGCCCGATGCCGACACAACCGTCCTGTTCAATCGGGACGATGTGAACATTTCGATCAAGGACGGAACCGTCCACGTCAAGACAAAGAAGAAAATCACCTGGGAAGTCGATGGCAAGTCGTACACCTTCGACGGCAAAGAGCATGTCTTCCAAGGCGATAAGATCAAGCACGACGACAAGAACATTGGCAAGGATCATCGCCATGGCGGAGTAGAGCCGGGCAGTGGCGACACTGATGTGCCCGAGGCGTGATCCTGACAGGAGCCCGACATGGAAAAATCCCTCTACCGCGTTACCGCCGCCGGGCGCGTCTGCGGCCGGCTCGTCGCGCCCGGTGACCTGCTGGCCTTGACCGAGGCCGAGGCCCGCTACGAGGTCGACCTCGGGCACCTTGTGGCGACGACCGTTGAGGCGGAGGCGCCGCCGCTCGACCTGTCCGAGGCCGAGCGGGCGGCCCTGCCGCGCCTGGAGCCGCTCGGCGACGGGCCGGTCGCATACGCGACCGGAGTCGGCGGCGTGGCGGACGCGCCCGCCAAGCGCCGCACCGGCAAGCGGGCTCCGGGCGGAGAGGCTTGAGCCGTGGCCTCCTGCGGCCTAGACCGAGAAACGGGTCTCCCCCTCCGCGATCTCGACCACGTCCGCCAGTCCGTCCAGACGATCTTCACGACGCGCCTGGGCGAGCGGGTGATGCTGCGCTGGTTCGGCGGCGGGCTGACCGAGCTGCTCGGCCGGCGGATCACACCGGCGCTGCTGCGCACCTATCGGATGCTGCTGGCGCTGGCGATCGCGACCTGGGAGCCCCGCCTCCAGGTCGTCAAGATCGACGGCACCGGCAACAGCGCGCGCGCCGTCGAGCTGGGCCAGCTCAAGTTCACGGTCATCTGCTACTACCGGCCGCGCGGTCATCTCGGCGATTTCAGGGTCGAGGGCGGCACTCGCGCCCTCGACATCTTCGCCCGCGACGGTCGACTGGTCGTTCAGCTCGCGCGCGTCGCCTAAAGTCTTACCCTCATCTTGGGAGCATCGCGTGGCTGTCTCGAAGCGGTTCGCAGACATCGATCTGTCGCGTCTGCCGCCGCTGCCCGCGGTGCCGGATTACGACACGGTCTATGCCGCGCGCATGGCGGACGTCGCCGCGCGGCTCAACGCGGTCGGCATCCCCTACGACGTCACCAGCCTGAAGACCGACACCGTCGCGATTATCCAGGCGTCCGGCGCCTACCGCGAGGAGCTGGTTTACACGGCGTATGACGACGCGACGCGGGCGGTCCTGCTCGCGACGAGCTGGGGGCCGTACCTCGATCATCTCGGCGCGACGCAGGTCCCGCCGGTGGCGCGCCTGCCGCTGGTCGCCAGCCCGCGGCCCTACGTCTACGGCACCGACGCCGCTGCGGATTGGGAGGCCGACGACGACTTTCGGGCCCGCATCCAGCTCGCGCCGGAAGAACTGTCCACCTGCGGCCCCGAGGGCGCCTACCTCGCGTTCGCGCTCGGGGTCGCCGGGGTCAAGGCGGCGGCGGCCCTCGGCCCGATGTCGTTCGGCGGCACCCGCGCGCTGCCGTTCATCCCGCCGGGCGATGTCCATATTCCGATCGTCGCCACGGCCGGCGACGGCACGGCCCCCGACGCCCTGGTCGCGGCGGTGCAGGCGGCGGTCGCGCCCGACCTGCGCCGGCCGATCGCGGATTTCGTCACCGTCTCGGCGGCGACGATCTTGCCCTATCGGATTGAGGCGGTGCTGACGGTCGGGCCGGGCGCCGATCCGGCCATCGTTCAGACGGCCGCCGTGGCGCGGTTGA